GCTTCTACGCAAGCAATTCCTCCTACTTGCATCCAACCGAACTCAGCGCTGGCGATAGGGTGTACCGATACCCCAACAGCCGCGCCAGTTTCGGTAACCGGATAAACGATCACCCCGCTATAAGGATTAGCGAATGCATCCAATCGAGAAGTGGTTGTGAGGGCAACTTTTACTTCTTCTGCGAGATTGAATGTCGGAGCGGCCGTCGTATACGCGATATGACCTTTAATCTTATATTGTCGGCCAACACCTGGCGTGACTGATACAAGAATAAAGCCCTCTGCATATTCATTGGCCGTGACAGTAACTGTGGTCGTGGAGGCAATTAATGTGTCGCCAATAGAAGCGGCAACGGCAGTCATATTCTGAGTTCCAGTATCTTCGGCCGCGGATTGATAAAGATTACCTGCGACAAGCGCTTCTCCTGCCTTGCAATAACGAAATGCTCGGCCATCGTTGGAGAAAATCAACTCTCCAAAATTGTGGTACTTATCGGCGCTTGAGCTGTGAAGCGTTTGGGCGGCGACTTGTACCGGTCCTGAAAGAAATGAAGACATAATTTTGTTTTTAAGATTAATTAATAATTTCGACTTTTGTGCTACTTCAAGAATATGCTCATCGTAACATCAATGTCAGTGTCGGCTCGGCGGACAAAATCCAATCTGGTGGAATTTGAACCCGATGTATTTCCAACAATAACTTTTGTTGATGAAGCAACAAGTAAATTCATTCCAGTCCCGCCAGCTATGGTTAAGTCCATTGAAGCGGTTGTGGTGGCGTTTCGGATAAAGATACTTCTTGTCTGTCCCGCAGTTGCGATAAATGACGACAAGGTTGAAGTCGCCGGTAAAGTCAAAGTCGCATCTTGAACATTTAAGGTATATGCGATGACATTTTCAACATCAAAGTCGGCCGCCAAAAGCGTTTCTGCTGAATTGACAGTAGATGTCGCTCGTATGCCTCCGCCTTGCGTAAATGTGGCAAGGGTAGTCGCTCCGGTTCCAGTTAATGTGCTAGAAAAAGTGGCCGATCCTGAAACAGTCGTCGCTCCTGCTAGTGTTGTTGCACCGTCGGCTTGGAGCGTTGAAGTGGTATATATTCCTTTCCTGCTGAAATATCCGTCATTGTACATTATACTCGGCACATAATTCTCAATTTCGGGACCCGATGGGATACCTAATCCATTGATATTATTCGCTATTTTAATCAATACTACGGACAGCACTGACAGGGCGACAAATACAATCGATAGCCCTAAGATTATTTTTGCTGTTTTAGTCATAGTGGTTTAATTAAATTCCAGTAATACCCGTCAATTTCCCGTGTCTTTTTGGGTTGGTCGTTATAAATTGACCACCGAAGTAGATGTGGCCGACGACGGAACCCGAGTTAGCAGGAATAATCCAGTCAGACCACGAAAATCCAAGACCGACCGGTGCTTCGTAGTCGTTGCCCTCCACTTGACTCTTATAGCCAATCGGTTTGGCATTAAAGAACGGGAGCGCATAGAAATCGACAAATTTCTCGTTTACTGCTATTAATGCGCCAGAGGTGCACTTCTCATCCATAATGAGTGGCTTGCCGTTGTAATCCAACGCGGTGAAACCTGTTGATCCGTAAAGCTCGCCTTTCATCCGGCTGGCTTCTTTGTTGATGCGCTCTTGCGGGCGTAACAACTGGCCATAGAGATTAAAGACTGTTTCAGTGGTGAAGAACGCAGTCGGCTTTTGAGCGCCACTGGTTACTGCCGCCCATAGAGTGTCTATTTTAGCGAGGGTGAGGGTGCCGGAAGACGCCGTAACTGTTGATTGTAAAGTCGTGTAAGTTGAGCGCGATTGACCGCCGATGTTTGCGACGGAATTACCGTCATCAACCAACGCCGCAAGACCTAACGGGTCTTTGGAGCTGTTGCCTGTCCCATCGGCATAGAAAATTGTACCGAGGTCGTCGGCCATATCTTCCGTATCGGATTGGATTGTTAGCTTCATAAGGTCGAGAACTTTATCTTCAGTATCGGCCACAGAAAGCTCATCGCCTGGAAGAGCGCACGTAATCTGATAAAAAGAAGGTGTAAACTCAAGAACCTGCCTATTATCGGTCGCTGAGACCGAGAATGTATCGAATCCTCGGAACGAAGTGCCTGTGGTATTCTTTGCGTATTTAAACGGCACACGAAGTGTCCTGCCGCTCCATTTCTTTGACCCGCGCACTACGCGCTGGAATAAGACGTTGGAGTTGAGAATTGTATCAACCACATAAGGCAAGTATTTTGTTTGAACCGTGGATTGGATTCGTTGTCCATATAATTCTGCCATAATTTTGTTTTTAATTTATCTATTAATAATTTCGACTTAATGCTTACCATGGCCTCGCGCCGGGCTTATTGAAGTCGGTTGAGGTCGCGTAAGCAGGCGTTTTGGTTTCGGCGCGATTTTCGGATGTGGTTGCGCCGGCGATTTGTTTCCTATCGTTGGTAGCATCGGCTTTTGTGCTAGTCGCGCCCGCTTTCATCATTTGAAAGCCAGCTCGATAATTCCAGCGGCCTTTACTGTCAACGAGATCGTTATCAAGGACGAATTTCAGAAGCTTGTTGCGATCAATTTTGACTCCGTCAGGATTTATGGTCTTGTCGGTTTCAATTACGCCGACTTGATCTTGAAAATAAGTCGTTGCGTCATCTATCGCTTTTTGCTCTTTAGTGCTCTTGGCTTCAATTTCATTAAGCGCTTCTTCTTTCGCCTTTCCTACGAGTGACTGATTCCATGATTGGAATTCACGCCACTGACCCTCATCACCTCCGAACCATGAAGGAATTTCGATTTGCGATTCATCACCTTTTTTATTGGCATTGAAACGCGTATCAATATCCTCTCGTATCTTTGTCAATTCGATGGTGTGGCGTTCCTCCTGATCGTTGAAACGCTTTGTCCAGTCGGATTCGCGCTCTTTCCAGCGCGGGTGATCGGCAAAGTTATCCGCACCGCCATTTTTATTCTCCGTCTGATTTTTATTCTGGTCAGACGAACCAGTCTGGTCGGCGTTCGTGTCTTTTTGGTCTTTTACCGTTGACGATTCGGCGGAGTTGTCATTCTCCTTGTTCTCAACAGGAAAGGCTGGTTTACCCTCCGTATTGAACTGCGTCATTGCATTTTCTTCACTCATAATTTTGTTAAAGTTAGGGTGAGCGATTTCCTTAATAATTAGCGCTCAATTCGACTACTCTTTTTTCATTTCGTGTTCCATGTCTGCTTCGATTATATCAAACTCTGAATCATTTTGATACTTCGCAATTGACAAGCCTGTCATTTTCAGTTTCAAGCAGACTGTGTATTCTTTTCCGACTTCCCACTTTTTTGTTTCAGGGAAGAACTGGTGCTCCATTCTAATATGTGGATAAGTTTTTGTGGATTCTCCTTTTTTTATTTTACCACTAGATGGCATCGATGTCATCATCTCTTCTGTTTTTGGTTGTATTTTATGCATTTTCATTGTGTTTTTGGTTTAGCTGGCCTCTCTCCTTTTTTCTTTTTCACATGTTCAGGAAGAGAAGCTATGTTTGCGGTTTTTCGTGCGAATTCTTTTGCAAGTTGCGGGTGGTTTGTGAACATGTAGCCCGCCTGGGCCTTGGATTTGAATGGCATATTTTTAAGGCCCTGCGGCGTTATTGGCTGGTACTTCGGAGAGTATCGACCGCCCTCCTTGTTCTTTTTTTAAATCTGATTTAAATTGTTCTTTTTCCATACCTCTTGCGTGCGACTTGTCGGATTCGGCTGTTTCATTTGCGTTTTTTTCAACTGCGGCCGCTTGCGCCATTGCCATTGCTTCTTGAACCATTGGATTGTCTTTATAGAGCAGATGCGGAGCATTCGCTTCGAGCCAAACATTGGCCGCAAGTTCTTCGGGATTCGGATATTCGAGTCGTTTGTATAAATCAACGTTCGAGATGCGATTCAGCTTGGCAAGCTCAAGCGCTTGGTTTGCGATTGAAGTTGAATCTTTTGGAAGCAATGAACCCTCCTTGACAGATACTACAATTTTTGGCGGTTTAGCGCCAGCGACGAATTGGAAACCTGTGTCGTAGACGTAGAGCAATTGCACGAACCAGTTATAAATGTCATCGGCGAATTGCTCAAGATATTCGGTTACACCGCCTCCGATTCGATCGCTGTCTGAACCTCTATTGAGTATTTTTCCGCGCACAGAGTCTTCGGTTTCAAGGCCAGCGGCGCTTGACCCGCGAATGCCGAAAATATCGCGTAATCGGTTTCTAGTATCAGCTAGCTGGTTATATACGTCAGGAGGTAGACCTGGGGCAGGATAGCGGTCAATTGCTTCGCGTGGGGCGCCGTCAGGGATGAGAACTGTGCCGCCCTTGCGTAAAGACGCAGTCACACCTTTGGCTTGCGGTTGTGTCAGTCCTGATCGGCCGAGAGAGACTACCATGCCGCCATTCATATCATCGGCATTTTTGTCGATTTGTTTATTTCGTTTATTGATGCGGTCCTGATTGGCGAGATTCTGGCCAATGAGCGATGTCTTGTCCATTGGCTGATCGCCGAGATTGAATACTGAAAGGAACGAGAATGGCATCTGTGGAGTCATAAAGTGGTTGATACCTTCCATTTCTTCCTGACCCGTTGTTTCGTTTCCATAATCATCAACTTGAGTTTTTGTCGCGTTATGGTCGTAATTCCAGTGCGGATTTTTCTTTTTGAAGAGGATTGTTTTATCGAGCTTCCAGCACATGTATTGCGGAGTCCACCATTCAACGAAACTGATGCTTGTGCCAGTATCGATTCCGACTTTGTCAGTAATTGCTTTTTTGGCCTCGGTAGTTTCGGGTGTTTCGTCTTCGCCGATAAGAGCGAGGATTTTAGATGCGGGAAGTTTTCGGTATTCTCCCGCGCGATCGCCATTGTAGCCGTCCTCGTCAATGGTCGCGTCAGGGTCAAGGATCATACGCTTCGGGCGAATAATACGGACAATCGGGATGTCTTTGTCGAGATCCCAGCCGAACTTGGCAACGCCGAGCTGGTAGATAGCCCAGTGGCGCGCTCCTTTTTTAAGTTTGAGACGCAGTTTATTTTTGTCGGCGAGATCGGCAAGACGACACTTTACTTTGAGGATATATTTTGAGTGTATTGGATTTTCGTTTCCGTTTTCGTCTTTCTCGGAATTATCAAGAGAGACCAAAGGTTCGGGATTTCTGCGAGTTGATTGAGGCAGGAATGTTTCGAGTGATTCGAATATAAGGTTGTCGGCGTCAGGCCGTCCATCAATGAGTTCTTTGGGCAAGTCGTGCTGTTTGCCAAGCCAGTATTTTTCATTCTCTTCAATTTGCTTTTCCCAGTCGGTTTTTTTCGGCGAATCTTTCCAGTCGGATTCCCACTTGTCAGTGAGTTTTATAATATCGGCATTCGACATATCAAGCGTGAGCTCGGGCAGTTTTTTTGAAACGATACCTTGCTTCGTTTCTTCACTGCCGTCGGCTTTTTGTTTATTGATATCATCGCCGAGCGATGCGTATCCTTTTATGTCTGTGTCTGATGCCATTATTTTTATTATAAAAAAGAGGGCTACACACCTTTCGGTAATGTAGCCCGCTCGTCATCGGAGTTGGAGCTTTTTATTTATTTAAAATATGCGAACGTTTTTATTATAGCATATTTTAAAAAAGTCAAACAGTGGACTGTGGATAACTCAAATGTTATTCATTTTCAGTGGTTTTGACTGATTCATCACATTCATCAATTTCTTCACATGCGCATTCTTCAGCCAACATTCCGCAAACACCGCAGTTTTCTTCTTGATTTAACATATTTTTTAAAATTGAATTAATATTCATAGCCAAGTCGACTACTCGCTATATTGGTATTCTATCAAATTTTGTATCTCGTTTGTAGGTTTGATTAATAAGCAGGATATTTTGAATAACGCAATTATTGATATTGATTTCTGCTTTGCCACTTTGGAGATCAAATACGCCCGCTTTAAGTAAAATTATAAACTTCTCACGATGTAATTTAAAGGCGAGAATAATTTGCGGGTCTTCAGTGGCAATTAATATTTTTGATTGTTTAGTTTCTACTACCATTCGATTTTTTCTTCCTCGAGCCGGTCGAGGGATGATTGTATTCCTTTATTAAACATTTCGTCCGGATTGAAACTCACCTTATCGTCTGTTTCAATCATATAACTTTGTGCGGTTGTTGATGATGCCGGCGCTTCAATAATTGAGCCCATTCCAGCAAACCTAGACATTCCAACACGCCAGAATACCGTGGCCATTGCTCTGTGGTCCCGACCACTTCTTACCCATTTATAACCTTTAGTCTGGTTAGTATCAGGATCAAGCACTTTCATTTTTGATAAATTGTTCCAGTCGAGCCAGTATTCGAACCAATCTGATTCGTTCCCATGGACAGGAACTCGTTTATTGCGGAACTCATCGACGACGAGCTGAATCATTCGATTTCGATCGGCTGTGCATGCGCCGTGTTCCGCGCCTTTTCCCCATTTGATGAGCTCTTTGGTTTTGCGATCACCAGCGAGGGAGCAGAGGAAGACTCGACCAGTCCATTTTTCGAAGAACTTGCGCGAGCCGATGAGGTCGCCGCCTTGGTCAATTACTGCGATGGCGCGAGGCCAGCGTTCCATGAGCGCATCAAGGTCGCCGTAATCAGTGCAGTCACTATGGAAGAAGAGGCCACTTTTGTTGCCAATGACATAATCGAGTCGAAGTCCTGTATCAATGCCGATGATAACGCGCTCATTTTTAGCTGGTGCCCACGATTGATTGGTAAGATTTTGGAAAAAGCTTTGGCGAAGCAATTTCGAGGAACCGTCAGCGAATGGCAAGCCGAGTATTTTAGTGTAGAAGAACTCGGGAGTGGTGTCGGGATGTTTGAACTTTGCGACGATTTCTTTGGCACTCATCCATGGGCATATCAAGAGTGGCACCCAGTAACCAGACCATGCGCGTTCGGGGTAGCGCGCGACCCATTGTCCTGTGATGCGAACACAGTCAGGCAGTTCGTTTCGGCATCGTTTGCAGACGAATATACCACGATCAATGTCAATCGACATTTTTCGTGGGTTTTCGGTATCCCACGAAAGAAACTGCCAATGAGCGCAGTGTGGGCATTTGACGAACCAGTGCTTTTGGTCGCTTTGCAACCAGTCGTTGTGGACGCCTGTTTCAGGCAGTGAGGGATGACTGAATGTGTGCGTTTGTTTAAATTTTGAGTGTTGAGTTCGGGCTTGATAGTCGGCAATAACATCGAGCTTGGAGCTGTCTTTTTCGTCATGCACAAGCCGGTCGGCGGTGACCATAATAGCGGCCTTTTTTGTCCAAGTTCCTCTGAAGTATATCATTGAATTGCCAACTTGTTTCTGTTCGATACTGTCTTTATCGGCCACATCATCGATCATGCTTTTATTGTTGGCAATAATACGATTTACTTTTCCGCTTACAAAAACTCTCACATCACCGTCTGTAGGTAATGTATAGATAATATCCATTTTGTGACGCTTTGAATCACGATGATTTTTAAGAATTTGCAGTGTTGACATGCCAACTTGTGCCGCTTTCATGACAGTCAAATTTGTTGAATTATCATCATAAATATCAATGAGGAAAGGGTGGTCATCCCATGTAATAGGATCACCTTTTTCGTTTTTAATGCGATTTTCGGCCATCCAATCAAGAATGCCGTTATCAGCTTCAATTGCTGGTATCGCTGGTTTTGCCATATGTTTTTGTGACTTCGCCCTCTTCTTTAAGAACAAAGACACGACCGTCGCGATAAACCTGCTTCACCCGACCACAGAAGTGACAGACAATCACGGCATACTCTTCGGTTGAGTGGATTTTCTCAGTGCTGATTTTTATAAATTCGTGGTCGCAGTATCTCATGGTTTTACTTTTGATAGGCTTTTAATTTTTTGGTAAGCGTTCATTTGACCGATTACATTGCCGTAAAGGGGGCCTGCGAGTATACCAGCGAGGTCGAGGCATATTCGGTGTCTTTGGTTGCGGTCTTTCACCGTAGCGCAGATATAGGCGAACTGGCGGGCATAGGCTTCGGATTCCTGTTCGATACGGAAGTATTGGTCGGTCAGATATCGGCCCCACCATGCGTCAGGGTCGTTACCTTGCTGTTTGTAGTGGGTTCCCTCGTGCTCAATGAGGTGATCGGGTATGTCTTGGCCACCTGGATTGTAAATCGTGTCGCCGTATGTAAATATCACATTCGCGTGTGGACGCATGCCGTTATTGATGATGGCGTTGAGCAATTTTTCAGGTGGATTTTCGTTGATTATTTTCATATGTTTTTCATTTGCTTTTTTTCTCGTTTATTTATTTTGCAATTTTTGCAAATATACTTTTTAGCATCTTTTAAAATATCCACACTCGCATTTTTCGCCATCCTCCGTTGGAATATGATTAGCTATTTTGCATTGCATTTCATCTCTTTCACAATTATAGCACAAATTCCCTTG